CGGTTGTAAGTTCTTTTTGTTCAAAGTCAAATTTCCGGTTATAATACTAAACAAAGTTTCAAACTTAAAACTGCGCTCCATATCATCAAAGCAAATGATATTATCATCCAAGTTAATAGTTTGATATGGAAATTGTCCTTTATTATTAAACTCCTTACCATTTAAAGTTACTAATTTTCTACATTGACTTAATGCTTTTGATATTAATGTTTTTCCAGTTCTACCGCTTGGGTTATCGTTTAAGGTTTCATCATAGAAAATAATAGCCAAACCCTCATCTTGCTTTTTATAGTTGTTTAAAAGATATCCTAATGATGTTTCAATAACTAATTTTCGGTTATTTTCATTGTTAGAAACGTTTAAAATAAACTTTTCAAAGTCTGAAGTTAAATTAGTTTCATTGTAATTATGTGGAATGATATTCTTTTGCCAAACAAATCCCCCAATATTAATATAGTCAATTAATTCTTTGCTGTCCTTTGTAATTTTTAGAACTCCATTTAAAAAAAACAAATAGCTTTCATTTTCGTTATCCCTTATCATAGCCAAATCTTTAGTGGCTAATTGATTCAAATAACTTTCAGAAAAACGAGTTGTTGATTTGGCGAAAAAATTATAAACACTCATTTCAATTTCAACAACGTGATTTAAAACAAAGTCTTTGATATGAATTTCGTTTACCTCGTTTATGATATTATTGTAAACCTTAACAAAGGTAAACTCTTGCTCATTTAACTGTACTTTATAAAATCCTCGATTCTCTAAAAATAATTTAAACTTATAATCGTTTAAAGATAATTTACCATTTTTATCAGTATCCCAAAATATTAAAAAATCATCCTCAAAATCAAAGTCAACCAATTCCTCAATATCGCCATCGGTTAATCCTTCTTTGCGAAATTGTTTCTTGGCTTTTTGAACTCCCTTTTTTAGCACTTCTTGTGCCTCCCTCACCTTATTATCATCAACTAATGTAAGACTGTCAAATTCAATTGTGTTTTTATAAGCACTTTTAATTATCAATTCCAATTCGCTATCTGTTAACCCTGCGGAATAATAACTTTTAAACATTTGAATAGCCTCATCATTTGGCAATCCGGCACGATTTAAACCACAAGCCAATTTAAAAAGATTATTATTTCTCTCTCCTGCATTTAAAGTAAACTTCTTATTGAACCATTTAACAATGACATCAACCTTTTTGTTAGTATCAGTTATTTGAAAGTATGTTGGGTAATTATTTTTGCGAGTTACTTCTGTAAACTCTTGCATCAATGCCCATTCTTTTGAGTTATGTTTAATAAATAAATCAGGATCGTAACTCTCATAGCAAACTCTTGAAATGTCTTTTGTCTTTGTGTCTAACTTGGAATCAAATGTTTCACAAATTGCCTCGTAATATTTTTTATAGTTGGCAATATCTTTAGGTACTTTTACAAGAGCTTTAACACCATTTCCTGAAGGACTTATAAAGGCTGAATAAATGTATTCATTATCCTGTAAGCTATCACGCAAACAAACAGCATCATCCACATCGTCAAAATCTAAACAAGCAAAGCCGGAATGATTGATTATATTTTTTGCTGCTCGTCTTGAAAACTCACCACTAAAACAAACAGATACTAATTTTGATTTAGCGATGTTACGTTTTTCTTTATCATTTTCGTTTCTAATTGCTTCTATTTTTTTAGCATTAGAACCATCTTTAAAAGAATTTAATACCTCGTCAATTTCTTTGTAAAATGGATTTTCTGTGTCGGTTATTTTTGAAAATACTGTTACCATCTTTCGTAAGTATAAAAATAAACGTGATTAACACAATTTGTAAAATTAAATTCAATGAACCACAAATCATAATCAAATCTAATTTGTTGCGGAATTTCATTTTTACTACCTAAAGATTGCATCAATATATTATACGCAGTCTTGTGAACAAATTTTTGACTTTGTTGACTTGGAAAGTCATTGTCAAATACATCCTTATTCGTTATAAATAACTTCATAGTTTTTAAATAAATTAATTAATAATACAGCAAATATAATAAAAAAAAGAAACAATACAGCAACCAAAAAAAACTTATAATTGATAATCAATAGTTTACGTTTTCAATACACCAAAACACAAAAAAACGCCTATATCTTATATATATTTTTAAAAAGTATTAAAAAAAATATTTTTTGGTCAAAAAGTTTAAAAAATGCTGTTTTGCTGTTTTTTATTTTATAAGTTGTTGATTTTTAAATATTAAAGTAAAACAGCATTTTGTTAGAATGCTGTTTTTTTGGTGTGTTTCCTGTATTAAAATTCTAATTCATCTTCATATTCAGCAGCTTCTTGCGTTTCATTGAAGTCATTGGCTATATCTCCATTTAAAACCACTTCAATATCGTTGATGTCTTTTTTAACTAAATAGGTTTTCAGGTATGCTTCCAATATGTCAAAGCACTCATCTGCCATTGTACACTCTTTATCCGTTAAAGATTTCTCAAATGTAAAGTTTGGCATTGAGAATTTAACTGCTCCCTTTTTACCATCTTTAGTATCTTTAACAATAATCCACTCATCAGCTAACCTGGAGCGAGTCTTTTGAGTAAAGTCACCCCATTGTTGTGTTGCACTTCCTTTTAATTGGATATTGGCCAATGATCCATCTTCAAGCATAATGTAAATGCTTCTTGTATAATGGCCTCCGGCAGCAACAATTTTATCTTTAATGTCTTTATATAAACCTTTGGCAATTTCATTACCTTTGAAAGGTTTAACTGTCATCTCCTCTTTTGAAATAAATTTAACTTCATTAGAATAAATGCTACTACTTGTGGCATCATTCCAACCTTTAACAGTATGCAGTTCGTCAAGAACTAAAAACTTAAAAGGTAAAGGGATTTGGACATTGGCTTGTTTCTCTTTGTCATAATAAGAAAAACATTTGTCATTCGATTTCCACTCAATAAACTTTGTTGCTGGATTGCTTTGCGGTTGTGCAAAGGCTTGTTTACGATTGCTCATAATTCTAATATTTGTTTATGGTTTCAATAGAAGCTCGTGAAACCTTCGAGCTGTTAATTATGATATGCTAATATAATGTTTTTTTGCTTAATTACCAACTAATAGCTAAAGTATCTTTGCGTGGTGAAGTGCTTACTCTTGTTACTTCAATGCCATCATCATCATAGATTGTTGAATTAGACTTTAAAGCTACTTTCAGGAGCATTTCCCTTTCGGATAATTTTTCTTTGATTTCTGACCATTTAAAATCATCTTTATAGTTTATGGTTTCACCACCATTTCTAAATGTGCCTTTAAGTCCAAAGGCCTCGAAGTTCTCTTGTGGCACTACATCTAAAATTTTTGCAGTAATAACATCCAATGCTTCTTGCATTCTTTTAGCCTGGGCTAATAGTTCGTACTTGTCAACTTCGCCACCATCTATAAGATTGGTTATAAAAGTAGTTGCAGAGAATTGAATCTCTTTTTTGTTTGGCAGGAAGTTTTGTGTTTGTACTTCTTGCTCTCTCATCATTTGGAATAGATCTTTATTACTCATAAAACAGGTCTGCTAAATTAATTATTGAAAAGCTTTTGTTACTCGTGTTCATAATCAATGTATATGCATCCGATACTGTCATCAAAGAATACAAATAATTATCTTCTAATGTTTTTACCAATCTTGCGTGGGAGTTCGGATATAGTTCCGCCATCACTTCCAACTGCAATTTGTGTTCTTCTTTTAAATTTTCTAATAGTGTTTTCATAAAGTTTAAATAAAAAATCCCTTCCAATTCAAACGAGGTCAGTCGTAAGTCAGAAGGGAATTAGTTATGTTTTCAGTTTAGCACTCTGACCAATGCTTTAGCAAAAATAGTTATTTATAATTAAAAAACAAATTTATTTTTTTTTAATTCTAAATTCCTCCAAATCTTTAAGCCATTTTTTACGCAAGTTTTCTCTTTGTTTGCTTGGAACTGACATCGGCAACACAACGCAAACATCATCAATAAATGCTTTAGGCCTTCCGCCAAGGTTCTTTTCTTTTGTCATAACTTTATTTTTTAAATTGTTCAAATAAACTCTTAACTCCTCTTGTGTGCGTTAATAGACTATGCTTAAATATAAATTCTCCAAATGCAATAACCTCTTCCTCACTATAACTTTGTTCCTTTTCCATTTCTTTGGCTTGTTTAACTATCTCTATATCTTGTTTTAAATGATATTGTTCACATAACCATTCTACTGCTGTTTGTTTCATATTATTTTACCTTTTACGTTATCCAATTCGCTTTGTAGTTTCAATTTATAGTTTGGCAGTAATTTACCTTTTGAGTTATATACCTCCTGTACGCTTATTTCAAAAAGTATAAAATCACATTCACCTGTTTCAGGTGGATTGAAATAATTGCCGGTGCATGGCTTCCGATACACTTCAACTTCAACCTCAAAATCTACAACAGCAATGCAATTAAAATCATTATCGTAAATTTCAAAGCCTTTAGAATTGATATAGTAATCAAACCAGTTATAGTTTTCATTACAAAAATCCTTTATCGAATCTAATATTAACTGCTTCATTTTATTATTGATATTAATAAAATACATATTGAAGTAATAAGAATAAATCCTTTCAATCCTTTTTTAAGTAAATTTTTTACTTTCTTTTTTTCTTTTGGTGTCATTTTCGTGTAAATTCAATGTTAAACAATCCGAAATCAAAACTGCGAGGCTCTACATAAACCGGAAACTTATAGTTGTAAAGTTCTTTTATTTCTGAAGCACGTTTCTTAAAACTACTCTTGTGTTTTATAGGTTGTGATAAATCTACTAAATCGTAGTTTACATTTGACATATCTATTCCAAGCGCAACGGCTTTGTTATAGAATTTTTGTTTAGCTCTGATACTCATATTAATATAAAAATCGGGTTAAAAAATATACTGCAATAATTCCTATTGCGTAAACTTGGTACTTTTGTTTTGATAAAAATGTTTTCATAATGTTTGTTTTAAAGTTATTAATTTGAAAGCGGATATTACACCGCTTTATTTTCTATTGAACAAAATTGATTTGCAAAATATAATAATATTGGCATTTTATTATTATTCCATTCATCTGCTGTTATTCCAATTTTTTCAGCGTGTTTAGCAACTATCTTTCTAAATTCAATATCCATTACTAAATCTTCTCTTCTTTTTAATTCTGCTTTAATAAATTTTTTAGTTTCCATAATGTTTGATTTTTAATTTGTTTGTTTCTTGAGTACAAATATAGTTATTTATAATTAACTACCAAACATTTTTGTAATTATTTTTAATTATCTTTGTTTAATGAAGCAGCCAAGAGTATTGATTGAAACAAAACATGATCAGGAGTACAGAAACTTCGACTTTGTTATTAGTGATGTTAACGGTTGTTATGTAATAGATAGCGAAACAATGTGTTTAGTCTTAAATGGAACTGACTTTATATTGGAGTTTAATGGGGAGCTTTACGATGAAGTAAAAAAGAATATAGCGATTAAAAATTTAATGAATAAAAATTAACGGGAGTAGTAAATTAAAGATACTCTTTACCTACTCTTTTTAAGGGTAGGTTTAACGTATTAAAAAAAATGATATGGCAAGACCAAGCGAATATAATTTTGATTTATGTATTGAAATTTGCGAGTTAGTTGCAAAAGGAGATAATATTATAAAAGTTTTGGATTCAAACAATTTATATCCAAGCTGGTCAACATTCAGACGTTGGAAGCGTGAGAATGATGAATTACGAACGTTGTACATAAACAGCGTTCAAGACAAGGCCGAAGCTTTAGAAAATGAGATGGATGATTATCGGTCTATGTTATTAGCTAAAGAAATTGATGCATCAACTTATAATACTTTAGTTCAAACATTAAAATGGAAAATGGCTAAATTTTATCCTAAAATGTTTGGCGATAAAGTACAAACAGAACACTCCGGTGAAATCACTACAAATATTATCAGTTTAGGTAATGGAATAAAACCAAATGAGATTATTAATTAAGCAGGAACATGCAGTTTATTATTTAAAAGACAGTATCACTAAAGAGATTCTCTATGGTGGTGCTGCTCTTTAACCCCCTTGCTTAATTGTGAGGGGGTGAAAAAGCTGGTGGTGGCAAATCCGCTCTCGGTGTATTATGGCTTATAGAACAATGTCAAGCTTATCCTGGCACCCGTTGGCTAATGGGTAGGTCAAAGCTAAAGACCTTAAAAGAAACGACACTAAATACTTTCTTTGAACTTACATCCAATTTAAAGCTATCTAATTGTTATAACTATAATAGTCAAACTGGAGTCATCACCTGGACCAATGGAAGCGAAATACTTTTAAAGGATCTATATTCATATCCCGCTGATCCAAACTTCGATAGTTTAGGTTCGTTAGAGATAACTGGAGCCTTTATAGATGAGTGCAATCAAATATCATTTAAAGCGTGGCAAATAGTAACTTCGAGGATACGATATAAACTAAATGAATATAATCTAACCCCGAAGATATTAGGAACGTGCAACCCGGCAAAGAACTGGACTTATTCAAAGTTTTACATTCCTACTGCTGCCGGAACTATAAACGAAACGAGAAAGTTTATACAATCGTTGCCAACTGATAATCCTAACTTACCCCCATCCTATTTAGATAGTTTACTCGCTTTGGATGAGAATAGTAAGCAAAGGTTGTATTATGGTAATTGGGAGTTCGACAATGATCCTGCAAGGCTTATCGACTTTGATAAGATTCAGAACATATTTACTAACGACTTTGTTGATGCTGGTGATATGTTTATTAGTGCGGATATTGCTCGTTATGGAAGCGATAAGATGGTTATATTAGTTTGGAGTGGCTTCCGGGTTATTGAGATATTTACTTTAGATAAATCAAGCATTACAGAAACTGCCGAGGCAATCAAATCATTAATGAATAAACACCGAGTTCCATTGTCTAATGTGGTTGCCGATGAGGATGGTGTTGGTGGTGGTGTTGTGGATATTGTACGTTGCAAAGGCTTTGTAAATAACTCCAAAGCATTAAAAGAGGAAAACAATAATGTAGAGTATCAAAACCTTAAAACACAATGCTATTATAAACTCGCTGAACTGATCCAATCCAATAAACTATTTATCGATTGCAACAATGCCGATATTCAAGATACCATTTGCAAAGAGTTAGAACAAGTTAAAAGGGATAAGATTGACCAAGATGGTAAGTTAAGAATATTGCCAAAAGATAAAGTAAAGGAGTTAATCGGACATTCGCCTGACTATTCTGATGCGTTGGCCATGCGTTTCTATTTTGACTTAAAACAAACTTTCTTTACATTTTAATAAAAAATATATCTTATTTATATTTAGTCTAAATAAAATTTATATCTTTGTGGTTATTAAGATTAATTTAAATGGATAATATAGAGTTCAAACAATTAGCATACGACTTAAAAGAGTTAGACGAAAGCAAGGGCATTGTTACGGCTTATGCTAACGTTTACAATGTAAAAGACAGCGATGGTGATATTTCCGCTTATGGTTCGTTTGATAAAACCGTAAATGAAAACTTTAAACGCATCCGGGTATTGAAGGATCATAATCCAACAATGATGATTGGTGTTCCTTTGGCCATTGATACTAAAGAT